TGTGTTAGTTACATCCCCCCAAGCCCCGGTGTTTTCTCCGGTAGCCATAAGTTGAATTTTTAAATCTGGTGACGCTGATGAAGCCATAATTTTCTCCTATGCTGCTTCTTTGATTTCTTTCCAATTCGGGGTTTGTGCGGTTTGCACTTGCCCCCATATTAAAACTGTACCTACACTTCCAGTAGCTACTACCCCATCTACAAAAGGTATCGTAACAGTTCCAACAGAACCAGTACCGGAAACTCCAGTTACACTAAAATTACTCCCCGTTCCAACAGTAACAGACCCTACACCCCCAGAACTACTTACACCTGTAACACTAACTATTTTACCTAGTTGTACAGTAACACTTCCAACACTTGCAGTAGCACTTACACCATCTACTGTGACTAATAGTTGCGGCGCACCCCAACCATTTCTACCCCAAGGCCCAGTGCCCCAACCAACATAAGTGGTGGTAGAAGGCATTTACGCTATCCTAATTATTGCAGCAGCGCTTGTTGCGCCCGGAAATATAATAGAAAAGTCACCAGAAGTTGCTTGTTTGGTTCCTCCAAAATCTAAAACACATACCGCCGCATTTGTTAAAGTAGACCCCGCATTATCTGAAGTAGAGGGAGTGTTATTATAAATTAAAGCCCCATCTGCATTAATAGTTACATTATTAAATGTGATATTACCGAAGTCTACAAACCCAGAAGTGGTTCCCGTGTCAACACCATTAACAGTTAACGCAGAACCTCCTGCTACATAATTTGTACCTGCAGATTCTCCAGTTGTTATATACGCAGTTGTACCAGCACTTAATAACGTAGCACTTGCAGTATATAACGCAATTTTAAACGTATCTGCAGCACTTGAACCTGAAGGGTGAAAGTTGTGTGTACCTAATAATACTTGTGCTTTAAAAGAAGTACACATTGCTTGTGTAATTGCCATTTTTAACTCCTATTTCTCTAAAATTTTTATTGCCTCGGAATGACCTGCTTGTTTAAGTTTATTAATCAAAGTAACTTTATTGCTTTTTATAGCTTCATTCATGTAGTGGATCAATGTATGTTTAATATCCTCTCTAAAAGCTTTTGCTTGTTTTTTAATTACAGGATCTGCTTTATCACTAATCGCTATAATTTTATCTAAAGCTCGTTCAGAAATCTCTTCTGGTGTAAATCCTCTACCAGAAGTTGTCATTATTCTAACCCCACCACCTAAAATAACTGCTGAACTATTTCCTATCATTTGACTTGGTACCTCGCTTGTTTAGTTCTATACATATCTTGTCTATTTTTACCTTCACCCAACTGCTTAAGTCCTGCCAAAGCCTCATTATACCTTTGAATATAGCTTTCATAAACATCCGCCTCACCTTTCATAAATATATGCGCTTCGATTAACGCTCCATATAAAAGAATAGAATCATAATTTTCTCCAACCCAAGAAGTACCCGCAGATACTATAGAATCGGGATAATAAAAATAATGTAATTCAGCAGTGTATCCCTGATCCGGAGTTGGCCCTACAATATAAGAAGAGTTATCAAACAAAGCGTAATGTGTAGGTTTACCAGTGGATGTAGGATTAGGGAAAGACTCTCTAATAAAATTTACATCTTTATTCAACAAATAAGTATACGCTCCTGCAGAATCTATTATAGCTAAAGAAAAATTAGCAAGCCAATCTGTAGGGACTGACAGGTATTGATTACCAGAAGATAACTCTCCAGTAACATTTTTACGTAAATCTAGTATTTGAACAGAATTATAAACCTTTTGTTCAGCTTGTTTTATAAATATATTTAACTGTTCTGTGCTAGTTAACGAATTAGAGTCTCCTGCACTGTTTAAAAAAGAAACATCTGGGAAATCGTTTTCACAATACCCCTTTATTGTTTCAAATAACTCAGAATAATTCACTATGCAAGCCTTTTAGAAGAATTAGCACCTTTAGTAGCAGCACCTGTACCTCTAGTTTTTACTGTTTGCGTGTTAGCTATGTTATTAGGATAACCGTCAGTATTAGGGACGGGGGTCTTCATTGGTTGTTTATATAAAGGGTTGCTTTTCATTTTAGTCCTTACGCCACTTGGGCTGTTATAGTTACACTTACCTCTCCTACTTGAGACTCTATACTTAAATTATTAATTAAATTTAAATTGTAAAAGTTATTAAACCCTACAGGATTAAATCCATATTGATAACTCCTAGAGTCTGAATCTGCAAATTGTGTTAAATCTGGTCGTGGGTTTCGTATAGCCTGCGGGTCGTTTATAGGAAACATCCCTAGTTGAAGTTGTGGCTGGTCCTGTTCAAAACATTCTGGACATACTAATATGTTAACATTTTTTGTTTTAATTGTAAGAGATTTTAATTCTTTTAATTTATATCTAAAACCACACCTATCGCACTCAGCGATAGCTCTTTTACCTCTAGCAAAAGGAGAGCCCATTAGTACAAAAACTCCCTTGGTGCTAAACGCAATGGCGCTTTCTCTCTATCTTCACTAGAAGCTATTATCCATTGCTCTTCATAATCTTGTTTTAGCATTGCCATTCTTTCAGCCGCTTCTGGTATTTTTAAAGATAAATAGTAAGCTAATCCAGAAACTAAACAAGGCAACATCCTAAAAGGTATATCCTGTGTATTTACCCCATCTCCTGCATCTTGTATTCTTCTCATCCTAAAATAAACAAAAGTGTATGTGTTACTCTGATCTGGCACAGGCCATACTTTTATCTGAGGGTTTTGCACTACACTTGATGAATTAGTTGCTCCTGTTTTTCTATCTATAAATACTTGTATCGGTCTCCCAGTATTGTTTTTATTAGGTATGGTCGCATAAGTTGAAACACTAATTCTACTTATAGTTAAATCTTGTTGGCTATTCCCAGACCCAGTTCGTATTTGATGCTCTAAAAGATCTATTGTATCAACAGGTAAATCATAGGTAGACGTACCAGATACTAAAGGTATAGAACCCTCTTCTATAGTCCACAAATTAATTCCTCTATTAGCCCAGTCAATGGTTAAAAGATTTAAAGAACGTCTTGCTGATTTTAAATCATATCCAGTACGAAGCTCTGCGCCACAACGACTGAACGCTTCCTCTGCTATATCATTTAAATTTAAATTAAAACTTGTAGAATCTGTAGTAGCCATTTATTTTTTTGCTTTCACACTATTTATATATTTTCTATAAACTCCAGCGGCATCTTTTTTACCCATAACTCTTGCTCTTTGTTCCATCGCTATAGCTGCTTGTATTTTATGAGCTTTTGACCTACCACTACCTTTAATCTTAGTAACACTTTTTGTTGCATCTGCTTTTGTTGCAAATTTTAACCCTTTTATCGTACCTTTAGGGTTCTCATCCGTATATAAATCTGAATGTTTTTTAGACCTTGCAGGTTGTCCTTTCTTTCTAGGTATTCTTGGATTTACTTTTTGCACGTTTCTTTTTCACTATAGTCTTAACATTAGTTGGCTTACCCCCCGGATTACCTGCAGCTCTTTTTCTTTGAACAGCAGACTTACGTTGTGCTGCAGTCATAGACTTAGCTTTTGCCCTTGGCACACACTTGGGATAAGCACGTTTACTATCTCCTTTAGCAGACTTACGTCCACAGGCTTGGTATTTACCTTTCTTTTTAGGAGCACCAATATCAACCCAGTCTCCCTTCTTTCCTTTACCAAACCACTCTTTAAGAGACATTAAGCATAACCTCCACCTCTTTTCTTATACTCACGAACTAAATGAGCATTTGCGTATGCTGAAGGATAAACTTTAAACTTACGTTTTGTTTCTGCTTTTACACGGGCATATAAAGCAGGGTTTGTTGGCTTAGAGCCTGCTTTTTTCTTAGTTTTCTTAGGTTCCTTTTTAACAGCCATTACACTTTCTTTCCTCTTGTCTTACCTCTTTTAGCAATACCATCAGCTCTGGTTACTTTTGTACCACCACTAACGCCGCCTTTTGTACCACCTTTAGTTGCAACTTTACCACCAATTTTATAGCCCTTTGCCATCATGCCGCCACCTGCCATTTTGACAGAACCACCTTTAGCCATTTTAACAGAACCGCCTTTTGCTTTCATTACTGCGCCGCCTTTAGCCATCCCTTTAGCCATCATGCCACCGCCACGCATCTTAACGGGACCACCTTTTGCTTTCATTACTGCTCCTCCTTTGGATTTTAATTCAACACCCCTACCTTGTAAAACATCAGCTTGGGTT